TGATCAGCAATTCCAGCAAGGCTATCTTGGCGATTTAGAAGAACAATCAGAAGTTCTTACTTTGAGATTATCTGGATATCGTGACGATAATAAAAAAGTAGAAGCGATTACTACAAAAACTGATAAAATTTATTGCGGTCAATGTGGCAAAGCAAATGGGCTGGATAATAAATTCTGCCCTGTTTGTGGTACTAAGTTAGAAGTTTAACTTCAGGTGTTCCGCTACCGATAAATGCGGAACTGTAAATTCGTAATGAAGAGACAGGATAGGTTGGACTAATTACCCAACTGACAAGCGCGACTCCCGTTTTCTGTCTCTTATTTTAGGAGTACGGAGCAAGTAAAATGTATAAAACGAGAATTGTGCCTTTGAAATGTAATAAAACCGATTATGAATATATGTTAACTTTAAATAAAATATCGGCAGATGTATGGAATTATTGTATACAAATAGACGAAGAAAATCGTAAGAAAACTAAAAAAGATTTAACGTTGTCGGAACTAGAATTTGAAACAAAGCAAAAATTTTTGTTACACGCCAAAGGCGTTCACCATATTGTTTTTAAATATTACTATGCTCGTAACAACATGTGGAAAAGTCGAAAAGCAAATCATAAAAACAGTCGAAAAGTAGAACTTCCATATAAAGAAAAAAGATTTTTGCCCACTGGCTGGGACATACAGGCGCTTACTTGTAATTATGATAAAAACCAAATAAGACTGACTTGTATTAAGGGCAGAGGGCGTATAACCTGTTTTGTAAAATCTATTCCATTAAACGTCGTAGAAATTGAACTAATATATAAAGATAAATATTATTTGGCTATAAAATACAAAGAAGAAATTGATGAAAAAATAATTATGTCTGGCAATACTGCCAGTATTGATTTGGGCGAAATTCATGCTGTTGCTAGTATCAACAGTATTGGTGGTGCAATAATTATTACCAACAGAAAAATTAGAAGCTTGGTCAGATTAAAAGATAAGAGAAAAGCCGAAATATTATCTCTAAGGTCTAGCTGTAAAAAAGGAAGTAATAAATACTTCGTATATACTAAAGCTATTAGTAAAATAAAATTTGAATTTGACAAAAAAATAAACGACGTTATACATAAACAATCTAAAATATATGCCAACTGGTGTAAAGACAATAGCATACAGACTGTTTATTATGGTGATTTGGATAGCGCTACTCGAAATTCAAATGGCAGATTGCGAAAATCTACAAATCAAAAATTAAATATGTGGCGATTCGGGCAGATAAAAAATCACTTAACATACAAGCTTGCGAGCGAAGGCATATCTATGATTAAAATTAACGAAGCGTATACTAGTCAGATTTGTCCCCATTGTAATCGTAAAAATAAAACCACAACCAGAAATTATGCTTGTCATTGTGGATATTCTCAGCACAGAGACATTGTGGGAGCAATAAACATATTGAATAATAATTCGAATAGTCATATGGAATCTTATAGTAAAAAAGAATATCTACAAATTCGCTAATTGCGATGAGTAGTAGAAGCGGACGCCAACCGCCTAGTTTAAGACTGGTGGCTCTCAAAAGAGAGAAATGATTATATGTCACTTGGCGAAATACAAATTTTATTGTCTATTATGGCGACAATAGAAAGGAAGAATATATGGCAGTACCATCGTATACCACTGACCTTATTGATATCGACTTAGGCGAAGCGGGTGGAAAAACTTGGGCTGAACCTACTGCTGCGGGATGGACGCTTGGCGCTACACCTAGTGTTGACGCAGAAAACTTTATTCAAGGTTCCGGTTCAATATCCAAAGCGTTTAACGCCACAGGCGTAGGCGGCATGATGGTTAACAACACTGCCGGAATTACTCTTCCAGCTGATGGCGCTTTTTTCGGATGGTTTTATTGGGCTTCACCGTCTACTCTTGAAACAGACGTAAACGGTGGACTTAGATTTATGGTAGGAAGTTCTTTAGCAGCATTCCTTTCTTGGGATGTAGGCGGAAGGACTAGTTATGTATATGGTGGATGGATTAATTATGTAATTAATACCACCGTTACTCCTGATGATGTTGTAAGTACTGGACTTGGAAACTCCCAATATGTGGGCATGGCTTTTTATAATACCGACGCTATTACCAAGGGTTCGCCTGGATTATGCGATGCCTTTAGATATGGTAGAGGCGAAGCGAGATTTGCCAACGGCAGCGACGCTGATGGCTATGCAACGTTTAATGGTTTTTCTGCCGTTAATGACGCCAACTCTTATAGGTGGGGACTGATACAATCTGTCAATGGATCATACCTTGTAAAAGGACTGGTCGTTTTTGGATATGGGGCAGCGGTTGATTTTAGAGATTCTAATAAAGCAATTTTTATTCAAAATACAAATAAGGTAACTTCTAATTTTAATACATTTGAAGTAAGGAACGCCAGTAGTAGAGTTGATTTAACCTCTATTACAATAACTGCTTTGGGAACAGTTTCAAAAGGCAGATGGATTACCACTGACAACGCCATTCAAAACATTACCAACTGTGTTTTTACAGATATGGGTGTGTTCGGTTATGCTTCGAATTCAACACTACTGGGGACTACTTTCCGCCGATGCGGTTTGGTTACGCAGAATAGCGCCGTTCTAACCGGATGTACTTTTGACTCCACGGCAGACGCTACTAAGGCGCTGCTATCCAATAACCCCACGCTGATCACCGGATGTAAATTTGTTTCCGCTGGTACAAAACACGCGGTTGAGATAAACACTTCTGGCGAATACAATTTGGTGGGCAATACTTTTACAGGATATGCTACGACACATGGTAGCAGCGGCAATGAAGTTATTTATAATAATTCTGGTAGTCACGTCGTTCTTAATGCAAGTAGCAACATTGGCGTGGTTTCATATCGTAATGGTAGCGGTGCAACCACAAGTGTCGTTTCTTCAATTACGCTTACGCTTTCAGGACTAAAAGACGGCTCCGATATTTCTATTCTAAATGCCGGTACGGAAACCGAACGCATTAATGTGCAACAGAATTCTGGAACAACGTATAATTACAATTATGCAAGTGCTGGTGAGAGTATAGATATAGGAATATTTAAAACCGGATATGTTCCTTTATATGTTAGAGGATATATCTTAGGTACAACCAATGGTTCTTTGCCTATTAGTCAAGTAATTGACAGGGCATATTTGGAATAGAAGGAGGCGTTTATGGCAAAAATCATAGATCCCGATAGTTTAGTTGTCGGTACTGAAATAACTTTTGATCTTGGAGCAAAAACATTCACATTAATTGAAGCCGGAAATCTTACGGCAAAAGATGGTGTAACAGGTAATGCGATTTGGGCGAAGTTTGTTGACTTATGGGCAACCGCATCATATCAACCCTATCCGTTCCCCATGAACGTTCTTGATGCCCGTTCTGGTCAATACATTTTTGGTCAAGATCCTGGTGGTAGTTATAACGGTTGGAAACCAGCCAATGACGTTACCAGACAGATGATCAGGGATGCTGGTTGGAGTGAATATTCTGGCGCCGGTGTATTGAATCGTCAATATGTAGGTCTAGTTGGTTTAGCCTCTGGATTTCCCGCGGGAGCACAATTTTATTATCAACGGGCTTCTGCAAGTACTGCATATAATTTTACATTTACCGATGCCCCAAATGAGGGTATACAGGTTTTTGGTGATGCCGCCAATGGCAACTTTGACAACCGTTCTTATTTTAAATTGTTTTGTCGTGAAGCGAATTATACTTATGACGATGCCGTATTAGCAGATGTTGGTGAGTCCGGTACTGGCGCATTTAAGGTTTCACTACCTATTTCTGTGGGGTCTGACTTAAAGATTACCGCCGCAGATGGGGCTATGAGCGGTGCACCGTATTCAAGTATTGGTCTTGAATATTTTGGTGTCAACCAAAGCAAACAGGTTGGTAGCCAGTCCTATAATTTTAGAACCGTTATTGATAACACCACAGCCAACGCCACTTTGGAAGAAATTTATACCAAGATGCAATATAATCTCCGCCAAACCGGAGATATTGATGACGGCGCCGGAAATATAACCGGTCAGACAGCGAATCAATTATGCTATTTCGTCGGAGACACTCTTTATACCACAGCGGGTGTATTTATTGATGGCGTTATCGCCGCCGATCTAAACCGAATATATTTCCTTCCCTATGGCAGCGCACCTGGTAGTGAGGTATTTTATCCCTATGCCGCTGCTGGAACATTGAATTTCAACACGGCTTTGACTGCTGGTGGCACCGGATATTATCGCATGTACTTTGCTAATGATGATGCCGGAGGTAATCTAGGCTATGATTACGGCACCGCTAATGCCATTACAGCAAATGATAACGACGGCTTTCCGATTACCGGAGCAATCTCAGCCGCATCCATTGGATTTTCATATGATTATGACGGTAACGTACAACGGGGAACAGGAAGTAATGGTGACGATGCTCCTATAGTTGTTGTTGCCGGTAATGCCGGAAGTGCCAAGCCTGTTGTAGCAATAGGTACGATATCTAGAAGCAAAGGCATATCCATTACGCTAACCGCAGAGGCCGACAGAGCTTATCTCGATTAAGGAGTAACCATGGGACTGAGCTTTAATGGTTTGACGAAAGTAATAACCTTGACCACCGGAACAACGTCATTGTCTGTTCGTCAATTATGGTCACGGTGGGTAGATTGGTTTCTTACGTCCGATAATTCAAAATATCTCCCTGCTTTTAGTCAAGTTGGTGGTAACGACATCGACCCCATAGTTGGAACCGCTATTCCTATTTATGCGTTTTTGATGAATGGGTGGAAACTAAAACCTCAAGAGGCAAATCATACCGTAACAGTTACAGACGGTATATTGCTTGTTAACGGTGGTGGAGACCCATTCAATAATGCCGATGGCGCCTATACGGTTAGAATTAACTATCAGCAACCAGTGCAAGCAATTACTGTGGCTACCGGCGGTGGTGCAACTCCTCCGACGCCAGATGAAATTGCTACTGCTGTTTGGGAAAGTCTGCTGATAAACCATGCCAACGTCAATACCTTTGGTAAATCGCTAAATGACATGTCATACGAAACCAGCATTATCACAGCCATTCTAAAAAATAAGATGATAACAGATCCTCTTACGGGCGTGATGACTATCTATGCTGAAGACGGTAGCACATTATTAAGCGCTCAACTTTATGAAGATGCCGACGGCTTGCAGAAATATAGGGGTCAAGGCAGTGAACGCCGCGAGGAACTGGAATGATAGTTGCGAGAGGATATGGAAGAAACGTCAATAATTTTGGCGGCATTGTATCTTGGGGATATTCTAGGAAGTTTATTGCCGAGATCATATCATTTTTCTGGCAACCCACAAAGGAGATTACATTGAAAATATGCAGGGTCTTTGAGGTAAATTGTGAACGCTGATACTTTTGAATTCCGAGTGTCTATACAAAGACAGATTTCTTTTAAAATGGCTGCTACGCGATTATACCAAAAAACACTTTATATCAAACAAACTTTAGAAGCACAGGGCGTCATTCAAAACGTCTTGGTGATTGCGAGGTAATATATGGCTGCTCTTACGGATATCCATACGGGGGACACCGGAACCGTATTTATTATCAGTATATCAGATAGTGGTGTACCAGTAGACCTATCGAGTGGAACCAGCGCATCTAATGTGATTCTATTTAAACGACCAGATAGAACTACTTTCAATCGACCCGCAGTATTTGATACCGATGGCAAAAACGGTAGGATCAAATATGTGTCATTAGCAGGTGATATCAATATGCCTGGTGTTTGGCACATCAGCGCCAGAGTAAACACTGTTAATGGTCAATGGGTGGCTACAGCAGATACGTTTACCGTACATCCCGTATTTGAATAGCATAAAAGAACGATTTCATTAAGTAATTTCAGCCGCTATAATTTAATGGCAAAATGCAAATTTTGTAAATTTGATTTGGTAGTTCGATTCTTACCTAGCGGCTCCTTGTAACACAACTTTTATCAGCATCTTTTATGATGCGATTATTTTTAAATAATAGGAGTACATAGAAAATGCCTAAAGCAAAAAGTTTGATTAGAACATCGGGTAAATCTGATGAAAAATTAATATATTGTCGCAAGTGTATGAAAGATAAAATAACAAGAGAATTCTTTTTGGCGACGGATTTGTACCTCGATAGTAACGGTTATTTCAGTGTGTGCAAAAATTGTTGCAACGAAGTATACAATTTGATGCTGCAATCAGAAGGAAATATTGTTAGGGCTATTTTACGATGTTGCCGAATGTTCAATATTGTATTTGATGAAACCGCGGTTATGGCTACTGAATCTCATCTTAAAACTATGGAGGCCAAAGGATCGAAAAGCGATAACGCCTTTGGAATATATAAAACAAAACTTATCAGTATGAGTAAACACGGATTAAAGGATAAAATAGTTTCTACCGATTTGACATTTATAGAACCGACTAAAATACTTCCTCCTAGTGATCCGCTTCAACCCAGTGATAAAAACGCAGAAGAACTGCAACAGTTCTGGGGTGAAAGCCTCAATCATAATGATTACGTCTGGTTGGAAGCCGAATATGCAAAATGGGCAAGAGATTATAGTATTAAAAATAGTGGTGAAATCAATTTGTTGAAACTCATTATATTGAAATTATTTACCATTAGACAGGCGCGAAGTGAACAAAAGCCCGTTAATAAATTGGAAGAAGAGTTTCAGGTACTTTTGAAAACAAGCGCTCTTAGTCCTGCTCAGACTAATGCAGCCACACAGGGCAAATTGGGCGATTCTTATGGTATGCTGATAAAAATGATTGAAGAAGAGCACCCTGCTGAACATTATCGGGATTATAAATTATTCGATGATTTTTTTGATATAAAAAAATATCTCAGGGATTACGTCAGCAGACCTATTACCAATTTCTTCAACGGGCGCAAGAATTATTCTATATCAGATGATGACGACGTAGTTTTAGACAATGCTATTTTTGAATCCAATGATGTACCGGAATTGAAAACTGAGATAAAAAGCGACGCAGAAAGCGAGTAGTTGTCATTATGCCAAAATCTCGCCTATACCAAAATAGTTATATCAAAGATTCGAAAACACAAGATGTTTCTCGGCAAAGAAAACCGATGATCACCGCCAAAGAACTCACGGAAGAAAAACGACAGCAAATAATCCTCTGGAATACCTTCTTCAGGCGCAATATTGTGGTGTTCATAATTGATGTGATGAAAATAAAATTATTTCCATATCAGATTATATGGATTTACCTGATGTCGATTAGTCCCTTGTTTGTGGCTATATGTAGCCGTGCATCGGCTAAAAGTTTTGTTGTTGCGGTATTTGTTGTTGCCAGAAGTATTTTGTATCCTGGTTTGGAAACAATCGTGGCGGCTACAACAAAAGATCAGAGCGGACGTATTATTAAAAACAAGGTACAGTGGATATTTGATAATTCCGATTTTTGTAAAATGGAAATTACTAAAATAACCGCCAACAACAATACTTATGAATGTATTTTTAAAAACAGTTCGAAGATGAGTGTTGTTGCAGCAAATGAAGGAGCATTGGGAGCAAGATGTAATGACCTGATTGTTGACGAATATGCCAAAATGGATAAGGCGGTTCTCGACAATATTTTAAAACCGTTTTTGATTCCCAGACAAACTCCTTTTGCTAAAAAAGAAGAATATAAAAATATTGTAGAGCCGGTTAGATCATACTATATTTCGTCTGCTTGGTATACAACCGAGTGGTGGTATAAGACGGCAATGCTAACGGCGCAAGCCATGGTTAACGGTCAAAAAGCAGGATTTTTCGCCACAGATTTTTTAACAACCATCAAACATAAGCTAAAAACTATACAGCAGATGGAAGAAGAAAAAAGAGATAATGTTGCTTTTGATATGCAGTACGGCAATATACCAGGTAATTCGAATGAAAATGCCTACTATCCTATTAATTTCTTTAAACGCACAATTCAAAAAGCGTTTTATCCTCCTAGGCGTGAGGAATATGGATTAAAAAAGAATCCATTTGATATTCCCCGCGTTGAAGGTGAAATACGTATTATGGGTGTTGATATTGCCACCAGGCTTAGTTCTGCTAATGATAACAGTGTAACTTCCTGTATTCGACTTGTTCCTACAAAACGCGGATATGCTAGGTCTCTTGTGTATATGGAAAGTTCTCATGGAGCCAACGGCATTCTTCAAGCCAATAGAATTAAAGAAATTTGGTATTGGTTTGGGGCCGCTTTCATCGCCATGGATGTCGCACAGGCAGGATCTGTTTTGTTTGATTCACTTTCTGCTCCCTATTTTCATGAAGAGTTGAGCAAGCAGTTTCCCGCGTTTACCGTGATGGACATACCGGAAATAGACGATAAGGTAAAAGCAGAATTTAAGGGAAGAACTCTAGGCATTAATGCGATTCCTATTATTTTCCCAATATCTGGAACGCCGGTTTTGAATACGGATATGCATGTTCAGTTTAGATCGTCTCTGCAAAAAAAACTTTGGTCGTTTTTAGTAGATACAGATGAAGCCGAAGATTTTTTGTTGAGAACACAAAAAGATTATTTTAGTGCAGATGATAGTGTAATGAGGGCTTACCTCTTACATCCGTTTTTGCAGACTTCATTATTCATAGCTGAAACAGTTAATTTGTCTTGGGATATGCAGAAGGGTAATCAGAACATTAAATTAGAAGAAGGATCGGGAAGAAAAGACAGATATACAAGTGTTAGCATGGCTAACTATTTGGCGTCAATTTTGGACAAGAATATATTGCATGAAGAAGATGATGGCGACGATTGGGAAACGATTATGGGTGTAACGATTACCGTATAGGTCTTGACAAAATCGTAATATTGTGGTAATATATAAGTTGTATAATAGAGAGATATAGCGACGGCTGAATCTCGTTTTCCTGAACGGGAATTCTCTCTATTTTACTTTAAATCAGGAATTATCTACAGGAGGATGTGGGTATGAAAAAATTAAGTTACGATAATGTTAAATTGTTTATTGAGAATAAAGGGTGTAAACTGCTTGATGCAGAATATATAAACCAAGATAAGGAGTTGTCTATAGTTTTTGCGTGTGGACATACCGATAAAAGAAGTTTTGCGCATTTTAAATATTATAAAAATATTTGTCCTCGATGCGCTGGATGTAAGCCTTATAAGTATGCTGATGCAAAATCTATTTTTGAGAATCATGGATTTTGTTTATTATCCGATAATTATAGTGATTGCAAAAAATCCCTAGATATTCAAGATGGTCTGGGATATAAATATACTATCAGCCTAGATAAATTCTTGAACAATTTTGTAAATAGGGGAAGTAATCTCGCAAGATTTGATATACATAATATTTATACGGTTGACAATATTAGTCTTTTTCTATCAA